CGTATGAATTCAGGATTAGGTGAAGCAAAGTTCTTCTTTTTCTTTGTCACCAAGAATAGCCTCGAAAGCAAGATGGTTACACTTGAGTGGCAGAATGCTTTGATGAAAGCAGCACAGGGGAATCTAAAATTTATTCCAGTGAAATGTGATGAATCATTTATGCCAGCTTTACTTACTCAAACGTTATATTTGAATTTGAACAGTGATGGCGTAGAGGCTGTTATTGCTCAAATGAAGGATGTTATTGATAATAAAAGCACCTTCAAACCAAAAGAACAGGATTTTTCCAATCTGAAAATTAACTTTAAAATGGATAGTGATAAAAAGTTGGATGTGAAAGTTTTCGCCGCTCATTTTGTAGAGGTTATTTCAGAATGTTTGTTCGTTTTTAATAATAATTTTGAAGAAAAAGATATTATTCTTATAGTTCCTGAGTCACCCCATACTTCTGCGTTTGTTAAAGATTTGTGTCTTGATGGCAAGCCCGGATATTGTGGTTTTACAGTAGGTTTGATGAGAGGCATAACTACAAAAATGCCATTGTCTTTCAACGCTTCTTTAAGAAATGGGGAGCAGCTAAACCTAATAGCTTCTTACCATCGCCAAGGGCCAGACGAGTGGAAGCCTATACCGCAAGACATTACTCATGTTTCGGTTGGCGGTTTCCCAACTAAATTTTAAATTAATCCATGAGAACCTTCATCAGCGGCGGCACCAGATTCTACTTCATGGACAGGGGCGAAAAGTTGCCTGACATCCACGCAGGCCGGGACTTCACCAGTGGTTACATCATCTGGCCGCGAAGCAATGGCAAATGGGACGTGCGCTGGAAATTCTCCGGCGACTGGGAGGAGATAACCAATAAGCAGTTCGACACCGAAAACGAAGCTTTCCTGTGCGCCCACGCCCATCACGTCAAGCGAAGTTAACCCGCCATTTGGCTGCTGTTATTTGCGTGGTACTATTACCAAAACGGTAATAAATTTTGAGGTGTTACCATGCCTAAACCGCAATCGAATAGACCCAAGCCGCAATCGACCAGGCCACTAACCGAGCAGATGGTGCGCTACTGCGAAGAGTACGTGAAAAACCCTGACGACCAGACAGCCTGCGCTATCGCCGCCGGGTACTCACCAGACACAGCCGTTTATCAGGCAAGCCGTCTTATGGCTGACCAGCGAATAAAGGATCGGATTGCACACCTTCGCCAGGCCCGTAGCCGCCGGACAAAGATTGATGCCGATTACGTGCTGAAGCGGCTGGTGGAGATCGACCAGATGGACGTGCTCGACATACTGACCGATGAAGGCGGCCTGAAGCCCGTCAGTCAGTGGCCCAAAGTCTGGCGCACATCGCTCAGCGCCATGGACATCAACCGGATCCGCATGGCCGGTGGTGACGGCGAAGAGGATATCGAATCGACCATGCAGAAAGTGAAGTGGCCAGATAAGGTGAAGAACCTCGAGCTGATCGGTAAGCACGTCGGCGTAAGCGCCTTCAAAGAGGTGCAGGAGCTTAATATCAACGTCAGCCTGGCTGATAAGCTGGCCGCTGCCCGTAAGCGCGCCGCTGCTGGTGGCAAAGATGAGTAGTGCCGCCGATCTCGAGATGCAACTGATTGAGGACATCGGCGCGTTCACGCATGATCCATTTGGCTATGCGCTGTATGCGTTCCCGTGGGGTGAAGAGGGTACTGACCTGGCTTACTCCAAAGGTCCGCGCCAGTGGCAGGAGGACGCCTTTAAGCAGATCGGTGCACACCTGCAGAACCCTGTGACCCGGCACCAGCCACTGATGATTGGCAGGGCTTCCGGACACGGTATCGGCAAATCTGCGTTTATCTCAATGCTGGTGAAGTGGGGCATGGACACCTGCGAGGATTGCAAGGTGGTGGTGACCGCCAACACCGAAAACCAGCTCCGCACGAAGACGTGGCCAGAGATTGCCAAATGGCAGCGCCTGAGCATCACACAGGACTGGTTCACCTGCACCGCTACCGCTATCTACAGCAATGACCCATCTCACGCCAAATCGTGGCGCGCTGACGCAATCCCATGGTCTGAGAACAATACAGAGGCATTCGCGGGCCTGCACAACGAGCGCAAGCGCATCATCCTGGTATTCGATGAAGCGTCGAACATCTCCGATCTGGTGTGGGAAGTGGCAGAGGGGGCGCTGACCGATGAGAACACAGAAATCATCTGGGTGGCGTTCGGTAACCCGACGCGTAACACCGGTCGCTTCCGTGAGTGTTTCCGTAAGCTGCGTCACCGCTGGAAGACGGCCCAGATTGACAGCCGATCAGTGGAGGGCACGAACAAAGAGCAGATTCAGAAATGGGTGGACGACTATGGCGAAGACAGCGACTTTGTGAAGGTGCGTGTGCGCGGCCTGTTCCCGTCAGCGTCAGAGGCGCAGTTCATCCCAACCGGCCTGACAGATGCAGCCGTTGGAAGGGTGATCACCCCCGGTCAGGTGGCGCACGCTGCAACTGTTATCGGCGTTGACCCTGCGCACCAGGGTGGTGACCCGGCAGTTATATACCTGCGGCAGGGGCTGCACACCAAAAAGCTGGGCGAGTACCAGCGCACCACTGATGACGTGCTGTTTGCCAAAACCATCGCGCAGTTTGAGGATGAGTACCGCGCTGATGCCGTGTTCATCGACTACGGCTATGGTACCGGCCTGAAGTCGGTGGGTGATAACTGGGGGCGCAACTGGCAGCTGATACAGTTCGGTGGTGGCTCAACCGATCCGCAGATGGCGAACAAGCGCGGCGAGATGTACAACGCCGTAAAGACCTGGCTGAAGGATGGCGGGCAACTGGACAGCCAGCAGGTGGCGGAGGAGTTGTCGGCGGCTGAGTACAAAGTGCGGCTGAAGGACAGCAGGATTGTGCTCGAGGATAAGACCAGCATCAAAGAGCGCCTGGGTAAATCACCCAATGATGCTGACGCGCTGGCCCTGACTTTTGCCTTCCCGGTGGTCAAGAAGATGCATTATGTGGGAAGTCAGGAGCAGGGAATGAGCGTTACTGATTATGATCCTTATGGGTAGGAATCGAATATTTATCAATTATATTTTTCAACCTGTTTATTTTTATTATGGCCTCTCTTTCCTTTAGGCCTTTTTCCGTCATTTGAATATATAACTTGTCAGAGTTGTAGCTTAAAATTTCAATTATTTCATTTATGTCCTTTATCATTTCAGTGGTCACCTTTTTGATATCTATATTCAAGCTCGATATCTCCCTAACCTTTTCCTCCAGCATGACCTCGTAATTCCATTTGTCCTCTTTAAGTGTTTTTATCATTCCAATTGCATCGTTTTTTTCATTTTCAAGAACACTAATTGAAGCGTTCAGGTTTTTAATCCTGCTCTCATTTTCATTAATAACACCTCTGAGGCTATTATTTTGATTGTCATATCTCCTGACTTCTTCTATAAGGCTTTCAATCCTCTCATTCGAAGACTCCAAATCGGCAGTAAGCTGACCTGTGGTTTCTTTAGACGAGATTATTGCAGCTTTCATATCCTGAATTTGCTTTTCCTCTCCTGCTTTATGGCGCTCATAAGCTACGTCCTTTTTTGCTCTGAATCTCTCGACAGATATATCAGCAAGCAACATTCTCTTTTTTCTAATTGCTAGTAAGGTTGAGGTTCTGCTTATTGGTTTCGATTGAAAGAACGTAATTTTCTCGGTGCACCATGGCAAGAGGAAAGTAAGTATTATCGCGGTTATAAAAGGATATAAATGCATAAGAGAGTATGCGGAATTGATGAACCTAACACGCTCCTCCATTTTTAGATCACTGAAAAGCAAAATAGCTACGGCTTCCCAGTTAAATGCGAGCCATGAAATTATTAATACACCATAGAACGGGTTGCTGATTCTCTCAGTTGATGTTTTTTTTAAAGACTGAATGATTTCAGAAAAAAAATTGCTCATTGTAGTAACCAGATAGGTAACGAATTTTGATGAATCATACCTATAAAAATTGATTAGGAATAGTCTTAGTGATGGGTGATGCAGACAAAAAAATGCCCGCGCGAGGCGGGCTATGTATCATGATGGCAGCTTTTTAAGCTTGCCCATGTGATACTGAACAACCGAGGTTTTTCCTCCATCTTCCCAAGCAATTGTGCTATCTACGGCTTTGATAATTACCCATCCTTTTTCAATTGCCGCGTTAACTTCATCAATCTTATCAGTGACGTGTACTTTCTCGATACAGCTGTGATCGAAACTTCCTTCACTCATTTCTGGCACCTGACTTGTAGGAAAAGATTATGAATATTATCTAATTATTAACTTTGCTGATAGATACAAAAAAAATGCCCGCACAAGGCGGGCAAAGAAACACAGCAACATCACGGTCCTACGGCACATCAGGTGAAAACACTTAGCGCCTCTGTGGCGCTCCTGAACGCCCGCTAAATGCTCTCGCCTGATATGTGTGGTGCCGGGTGCCTCCCGGTGCTCTGGTCAGACTGACAAACTCCAGAGCGGAAACTCTTAGACTGTGTGCAACCTTTGTCAGTCTTCCGCGTGCGCTGGCCGCATTCACCACATGGAAAGGCACTTAGCACCTTAGTGCGCCACACTTTGTCGCGGCTCCATAAGCATCTTTCAATCTGGTGCCGGGATGATGCCCGGCTTATCCACCGCCTTTACTTTTAAGTCCAATATGCTGCTGCGGTACTCCGGACTGTGAGTCGATGTCAGCTCTCTCCACGGCCTAACTATTACCATTATGGTAACTACTGTCAAATGCTTTTGCTTATTAGTGGTGAAAATAATGCGTATATGGTTTAATTTTGGTAATTATCCAAGGGAGTTACAGCCATGTGCATGGGTTCAAAACCTTCCGTACCGTCAGCCCCAGAAGTTCAGGCCGCGCCACAGGCGCAGGATGATGCCGTTGTCAGTGCCCGAGACGACGAAGAACGCCGCCGCCGTGCTGCTGCCGGACGTGCTTCCACTCTGCTGACAGGTTCACAGGGTGACACTTCAAAGGCCAATACCAGCAATAAAACGCTGCTGGGTCAGTAACAGGAACCGGGGCAATCATGGCCGAAGAAACGCTGAAGCAGCGATTAAACAAACAGCTGGGAATGCTCACCGATGAGCGGACCACTTTTAATTCACACTGGCGCGAGCTGTCTGATTACATCAGCCCGCGTTCCAGTCGCTTTCTCGTTTCTGATGCCAACCGGGATAACCGCCGCAATACCAGCATTGTTGATCCGACCTGCACGCTCGCTGAGCGCACGCTATCCAGCGGCATGATGTCCGGCATCACCAGCCCGGCGCGCCCGTGGTTCACGCTGTCAGTTTCAGATCCGGCAATGAAAGACTATGGCCCGGTGAAGGTATGGCTTGAGGATGTGCAGCGCCGCATGAATGAGGTGTTCAACAAATCGAACCTCTATCAGTCACTGCCCATTGTCTATGCACAGCTCGGCACCTACGGCACCGCCGCCATGGCGATACTGGAAGATGACGAAGACATTATCCGCACCTACCCATTCCCGATCGGCAGCTATTACGTGTCGAACAGCGCGCGTCTGAGTGTTGACACGGTTTTCCGTGAATTCCGCATGACCACCCGCCAGCTGGTGGAGCAGTTCGGCCTGGACAACGTGAGCGAAACGGTCAAAGGCCAGTGGGCTACCCAGACCACGGAAGCCTGGCATGACGTTATCCATGCTGTTTATCCGAACGTGAACCGCCAGACCGGCAAGATGGACGCCAAAAATAAGCGCTACAAATCGGTTTATTTTGAGAAAGCTGGTGATGACAAGATCCTGCGTGAATCCGGTTTCGATGAGTTTCCGATCCTGGCGCCACGCTGGGAAGTGAACGGCGAAGACGCCTATGGCAGCAACTGTCCAGGCATGACGGCGCTGGGCCAGGTCAAAGCGCTGCAGCTCGAGCAGAAGCGCAAAAGCCAGCTGATCGACAAAGCCACAAACCCGCCTATGGTCGGGCCTTCGTCATTGAAGAGTCAGCGCGTTTCACAGCTGCCTGGCGCTGTCACCTACGTTGATCAGCTGACCGGTCAGGACGGACTGAAGCCGCTCTACATGGTCAACCCGAACACGGCTGATCTGCTGAACGACATACAGGACACGCGCGACATCATCCGCAGTTCCTACTTCGTTGACCTGTTCCTGATGCTCCAGAACATCAACACCCGCAGCATGCCGGTGGAAGCAGTTAACGAGCTGCGCGAAGAAAAGCTTCTGATGCTCGGGCCCGTGCTTGAGCGCCTGAACGATGAGTTCCTTGATCCGCTGATCGACCGCGCGTTTGCCATCATGCAGCGCAAAGGCATGCTGCCGCCGGCGCCCGAGGTTCTCCAGGGAACCGCGCTGCGCATCGAATATATCTCCGTCATGGCTCAGGCGCAGAAGTCGATCGGCGTCAACAGCATGGAGCGCTTCGTGGGCTTCGTGGGCGGCATGGCGCAGGCCAAACCTGAAGCGCTCGACAAACTGGACATCGACAAAATCATTGACAGCTATGGCGACTCTATCGGCGTTTCACCGTCTGTCATTGTGCCTGATGAGGAAGTTCAGAAAATCCGCCAGGCGCGTGCCGAGCAGATACAGCAGCAGCAACAAATGCAGATGGCACAGGCCGCAGTGGCCGGTGCTAAAGACCTCAGCCAGGCGAATCTGGAAGGTCCAAACGCGCTCAGCGCCATTGCTGGAGGCATGCAGCAATGACCGATTTCGATGATGAACAGCGCCTGAAAGACGCCGAGCAGAATCAGAAGCTGGCTGCAGAACGCCAGCGCGACGACCTGAAGCACGTTATGTCATCAGTGCAGGGCCGCCGCCTTATCTGGCTGCTGCTCAGTAATGCCGGTGTGTTTGCGCTGTCATTCACCGGTGATAACGCGGCCACCAATTTCAATGAGGGACGCCGCAGTGAAGGACTCCGCCTGTTTAACGAGGTGATGACGCACTGCCCGGATCTCTATCTGACCATGGCAAATGAAGCCAGAGAGGAAGCTGATAAATGAATATTTTTGAACGTTTGCTAATGCGCCGTCTGTGTAGCGAAGCCCCGGTAGACGGTGGCGCAGAAGGTGCGCCAGCTGCAACCACAGGCACTGATTCTGCACCAGTTGGTCAGGAAGGCACCCAGGAATCACAGCAGAATGCTGCAGACAAACCTGAAGGTGAAGGCGCAGCCAAGAAGCCAGAGGGCGAAGGTGAAAAGCCTGATGCTGCGAAAACTGGCGACGAAAAAGACGGTGAGAAAGAGGGTGATAAGAAGCCCGAAGGCGCGCCGGAAGCCTATGAGTTCAAAGCGCCAGAGGGTGCGGAACTGGATAAAGATGCCGTTGCCCAGTTTGAGCCAATCGCCCGCGAACTGAACCTGTCTCAGGAGCAGGCGCAGAAGCTGGTGGATCTGTACGGCAGCAAGGTGATGCCGCAGATGATGAAGCAGCAGGCCGATACCTGGCAGAAACAGGTGGCCGACTGGGGAACCTCCGCGAAAGAAGATGCGGAGATCGGCGGCGACAAATTTGATGGGAACCTGACGCGGGCAAAGCAGGCGATGGATAAATTCGCCACGCCGCAGCTGCGTGAGTTCCTGGAAACAACCGGTATGGGCAATCATCCCGAGTTGATTCGAGTGTTTGTAAAAGTGGGCGCGGCCATGTCTGAAGACAGTCTGGTCACGTCAAATGAGAAAGGCCAGCGTTCGGCGGCCGATGTTCTGTATGGCAAAAACTGAGGATATAAATTATGGCTGTTAAAGGCTTAACTGCGCTGACGCTGGCTGACTGGGGTAAGCGCGTAGATCCAAACGGGAAGATCGACAAAATCATTGAGCTTCTCGGCCAGACCAACCCGATTCTGGAAGACATGCCTTTTGTTGAAGGTAACCTTCCAACCGGCCACCGCACCACAGTGCGCTCAGGTTTGCCTACGGCGACCTGGCGTTTGCTGAACTACGGTGTGCAGCCGAGCAAATCAACCACCGTGCAGATCACCGACTCTGCCGGCATGCTGGAAGCTTATGCAGAGGTGGATAAATCTCTGGCTGACCTGAACGGTAACACGTCTGAATTCCGCCTTTCTGAAGACCGCGCGTTTATTGAAGCGATGAATCAGCAGATGGCGCAGACGCTGTTTTACGGCGACACCAGCGTTAACCCTCAGCAGTTTATGGGCCTGTCTTCTCGCTATTCCAGCAAAGCCGCTGGCAACGGGCAGAACATCATCGATGCTGGCGGTACCGGTACCGACAACACCTCAATCTGGCTGGTGGTCTGGGGTGAAAATACCGTTCACGGCATCTTCCCGAAAGGCCAGAAAGCAGGCCTGCAGCATCAGGATCTGGGCGAGCAAACGCTCCAGGATGCCAACGGCGGCAAATACCAGGGCTACCGCTCTCACTATAAGTGGGATAACGGCCTGACCCTGCGTGACTGGCGCTATGTGGTTCGCATCGCAAATATCGATGTCAGCGATCTGTCGGTGCCTGGTTCTGCCGCCAACATCGTCACCCTGATGATCAAAGCCCTACACCGCGTCCCTAACCGCGGCATGGGTAAGCCGGTGTTCTACATGAATCGGACCCTTGGCCAGGCGCTTGATCTGCAGTCCCTGGATAAGGCATCTCTGGCTCTGACTGTAAAAGAGACTGAAGGCGACTGGTGGACTTCATTCCGCGGCATTCCGATCCGTGAAGTTGATGCGATTCTCGAAACAGAAGCGCGCGTCGTTTAACCCCCTGACCAACTCAGCGGGGCAATGACGCCCCGCTAAATGGAGAGAGAATTATGATCCTCGACAAACTGTTGATGTTCTCCGAAGCGCAGGCGGTTACCGCGTCTGCTGCTTCAACTGATGTGATTGACCTCGGGCCGATCGACGGCACCCGCCGTGATATCGGCGTGGGGTATCCGCTGGAACTGTTCGTGAACGTAAATACCACCGCAGCCGCCGCTGGCGCTGCAACGGTAAACATTCAGTTGCAGACCAGTCCCGATAACAGCGCATGGACCACGCTGGCATCAACCAGCGATCTGGCTCTGAGCGCCCTGACATCTGGCAAGCGCGTCTGGTCACAAAAGGTACCGCAGGGCGTACAGCGCTATCTGCGCGTTAACTACGTTGTCGGCACCGGCCCGCTCACCGCTGGCGCATTCACCGCTGGCATCAATCTGGATGTGGATAACAACTCACCGTATCCGATCCGCTCTCGCATCACTGGTTAAGGGGCAGGTAAATGTCAGAGGAAAAAGCAAAATACCGCGTTCTGCGCCTCTCCCACATCCATAACCAGTTGTGGCCAGAAGGTTCAGAAGTGGAGTATGACGGCAAGCCTGGCAGCGCTCTGGAGCCAATCAATGACGCAGCGAAAGCAGCGAAAGAGAAAGCAGAGCGCAAAGGTGAAGCCGCTAAAACCATCATGCCTAACGGCACCGGTAACCCACCAGTCCCTGGCGGAAACAGTAACCAGCCCGGCCCTGAAGGCGGCAATGGCGGAAACGGTGAAGGTGATGAAAATCTGGCAGAGCTTCAGGAGCAATACGAGCAACTCTTCCAGGAAAAACCACACCACAACGTGAAGGCCGAAACACTCCGCAAGAAGATTGCAGAGAAGCGCAGCGAACTCGGTCTCTGACCGGCGATGAATAAGGGGCCGGATGGCCCCTTTTTTTCAGGAGCGATAAATGAAAGTCGTCAATATGAAAACCGGTACCGAGTCTGTTGAAGGTGAGAACGGCGCCGTTGAAACCCGCGACGAATACCCGTGGGGGCTGCGTATCTCGCTGAATGGCGATGCGCTCAAAAAGCTGGGTGCCGAACTGCCAAAAGTTGGTGACATGATGGCGATCGGTGGCATGGCAAAAATCGTCGGCGTCAGCACGCGGGAATCAGAAGGCGGGGAATCTCACAGCCATATCGACTTGCAGATCACTGATTTTGGCATGGAGGCATCCGATGTCACTCCACCAAAAACAGCAGCAGCCACCCTTTACGGATCGGAGGATGACTGATGGCTTCCGTTATCGAAATCTGCAATATCGCGCTGAGCCGCCTCGGCAATAGCCGGACGATCAACAGCCTCAGCGAAAAGAGCAAAGAGGCCGGGTTATGTGACCTGCATTATGAGTCTGCCCGCCTTGAGGTGCTTGCAGACTTCGACTGGAACTTTGCTATTAAACGTGTCGCGCTGGCTGATACCGGCAGCGCGCCAAATGACTGGCAGTATGCTTACCGCTATCCGACTGACTGCCAGCGTATCGTTGATATCCTGGTGCCCGGCATGCGTAACCCGCCAGAACGCTGCCGGATTGAATATCAGGTTGGCTCTGACAATGATGGAACAGGGCGGCTCATCTATAGCGACCAGGAAGATGCCTGGCTACGGTATGTCAGCGACATTACTGATCCCAACATGTTTGACCCTCTTTTCCGCAGCGCGCTGTCATGGAAGCTTGCCAGTGAAATTGGCATGCCTATGGCTTCTGCGCCTAACCTGGTGCAGAACTGCCTGACCATGTACGCACAAATCATTCGCAGCGCTGGCTCTCATTCCATGAATGAAAGTCAGGAGCCTGTTGAGCCGCTGAGCGAATTTACCAGTGCGAGGTTGAGCTGATGCCAAATAGTCTGATTCAGCCTTCTTTCGCCGGCGGTGAGATTTCACCAAACGTATATGGCCGGGTTGACCTGGCAAAGTATGCGGTAGCGCTACGCCGCTGCCGTAATTTCATCGTCCGTCAGTATGGCGGTGTCGAGAACCGACCGGGTACTCGCTTTATCGCTGAAGCCAAATATACAGACCGAAAATGCCGCCTGATCCCGTTCCAGTTTTCTACGGTGCAGACCTATGCGCTGGAGTTTGGCCACCTGTACATGCGCGTTTTCAAAGATGGCGGGCAGGTACTGACCGGAAGCAACACCGTTTATGAGATTACCACGCCGTATACTGAAGCTGACCTGTTTGAACTGAAGTTCACGCAGTCAGCTGATGTGATGACTATCTGCCACAAAAATTACGCACCGCGCGAACTGCAGCGTTATGCCCACAATAACTGGGCACTGGTGGAAGTAGTCACCAATAACGGGCCATTTGAAGACATCAATATTGACCAATCCAGAACCGTGTATGCCAGTGGAGAAACCGGCACTGTTACGCTGACAGCAAGTGCGCCAATCTTCACCGCAGAGCAGACCGGTAAGCTTTTCTATATTGAGCAACCGTCCACAGATTCTGTCTCTGTATGGGAAACCAGCAAATCAGTAACGGTAGGGCTGATCAGGCGCGCGGACAGCAATTACTACCGGGCGAATACTGCTGGTAAAACCGGCACACTCAGGCCTTCGCATACAGAAGGTATGGCATGGGATGGATGGGGCGGATCCGGTACTGATGATACCGGTGTGCAGTGGGAGTATCTGCATTCAGGAAATGGCCTGTGCCGAATCGTCAGCGTTGCTGCGGACGGCCGGGCTGCGACAGCTTCCGTGATATCGCGCATACCTTCGAACGTTGTTGGTA